TTCTAAAACTACTTTTCCTCCCGACAAAAGCTCAAGTGAGGTCCCCGCTGGGATGCTCACGTCCTTTGCTAAAAATGATGTTCCGTTACTGACGTTATTCGCTCCACCTCTACTGCCTGTATCACTAACAAGTTCTACTTCTGCAGTAACTGCAGTTGTATGAATGTTAGTAAGAATTAGACCTAATACTACTGTGGTAGTCGATCCAGCCACCGTATATACTTTGTACGCGGTGCCTGCTGATGCGGGTTCTGCTGCGAAAGTCACTACTTTGAACGTGTTTGCCATATATCCTCCTAAAAATTATCTTTATACACCTAGCCCAAGGCAATTGCAAGAGCTGTCGGATCGTCTGTTACATATCCAGCACTATTTAAATATGTTTTAAGATCTGATAAAGCCACTTGTACCATTGTTCCATTATCGTTTGTTACAAATCTATCAGCATCAACTAACGTTGTGCCTGTTGCTGATGTACCACCATCTACAATATTAAGCTCTGCTGATGTAGAATCTACAGCTGCTAGTTTTGTTAAATCTGCCTGTACTAGTCCAGAAACACCATCAAGCAAATTAAGTTCTGCTGCTGTTGATGTAATAGCTGTGCCATTTATAGCTAATTTACCAGTTACAACATTAA